GTAATACCATTCTTTAGAGAGGATGGGGAACTTGTAGGAGTATCGGGTAGAGCAATCAATGACTCACCGTTACGATATCTTACTATGAGACTCCTAGATGACGTTCCACTCATCTATAACATACAAAATGTGGACAAAACAAAAACTATCTATGTCACCGAAGGCCCTATAGATAGTTTATTCCTTCCCAACAGTATCGCAGTCGGGGGAAGTGACTTTAAGAAAATAGACGATGGTATCAAAGATAATTCAATTATCATTTATGATAATGAACCACGTAATGAAGAGATACTCAAGAAGCTAGAAGAGGTGATTGAGTTAGGTTATAAAGTTTGCATATGGGACGACAAACGTATTGCAGACTGTAAAGATATAAACGATATGATAGTAAGTGGATTGGAACAAAGTGAAATAGTAGATATCATTAATACTTGTACATTTGAAGGTCTTTCGGCAAAACTAAAACTAATGGAGTACAAGAAAATATGAATGCAGAGTTTAAAGTAATTAAGTCCGATGGTAGTAAAGCCAATATCAACTTAGATAAAATCCATAGAATGATGGAGAAAGCTTGTAAAGGAATTACAGGTGTATCAGAGTCATCTGTAGAAATGAACAGTGGTCTACAGTTCTTTGATGGAATCACCACAAAGGACATTCAACAAATTCTAGTGAAGAGTGCAAGTGATTTGATATCACTAGAGAACCCGAACTATCAGTTCGTTGCAGCCAGATTACTATTGTTTGGAGTGCAGAAACAGGTGTTCAATACTAAATGGAAAGACTCAGAAATCTATCCACCACTATTAGACATCATCAAAAGAAACATTCAAATCGGTGTATATGATAAGGACATCCTTAACCACTACACAGATGAAGAGATAGAACAGTGTGCTAAATTTATCAGACACAACAGAGATTTAGATTTTACTTATGCTGGTCTACAACAGATAGTAGATAAGTATTTGGTACAAGACAGGTCTAGCAGTACATTATATGAGACACCACAGTTCATGTATATGATGATTGCTATGACATTATTCAGAAACTATGGAGAAAGTAGGTTACAATATGTCAAAGGATATTACGATGCAATATCACAATTTAAAATTAACATCCCAACCCCAATTATGGCAGGGGTTAGAACACCACTTCGACAATTTGCAAGTTGTGTTCTCGTTGACTCAGACGACACCCTCGACTCAATCTTCTCCAGTGACATGGCAATCGGTAAGTACGTTGCTCAGAGAGCTGGTATTGGAATCAACGCAGGAAGAATTAGGGGACTTGGTAGTAAAATTAGAGGCGGAGAAGTCCAGCATACTGGAGTCATACCATTTCTTAAAAAGTTTGAAGCAACCGTTAGAAGCTGCACCCAAAACGGAGTCAGAGGTGGAAGCGCAACTGTACACTTTCCAATCTGGCATGCAGAAATCGAAGACATCTTGGTACTTAAAAACAACAAAGGCACCGAAGACAACAGAGTAAGAAAGCTAGACTACTCTATACAGTTGTCAGAACTTTTCTATCAAAGATTTCTAAAGAATGAGGAGATTACATTGTTCTCTCCACATGATGTTAAAGGGTTGTATGAAGCATTTGGTACACCCGAGTTCAACGACCTCTATGAAAAGTACGAACGTGCAACTAGTATTCCTAAGAAGAAAATTAGTGCAAGAGAATTATTTACAAGTTTATTAAAAGAACGAGCAGAGACTGGCCGTATTTACATTATGAATATCGACCATTGCAATACGCATAGTAGTTTTGTCGACAAGGTTAACATGAGTAACCTATGTCAAGAGATAACACTACCCACCGACCCTATCAGTCATATCGATGGGGAAGGTGAGATTGCGTTATGTATTCTATCTGCAATTAACGTAGGCATTATCAAGAACTATGATGAGCTTGGTAGTCTATGTGACCTTGCAGTTAGAGGGTTAGAAGAACTAATAGATTATCAACAATATCCAGTTGTCGCTGCAGAAAGGTCAACACTTGCAAGAAGGTCACTAGGTATTGGTTACATTGGTCTAGCACATTTCCTTGCGAAGAACAAGGTTAAGTATGATGACCCCGAAGCACATAAAATAGTACATGAACTAACGGAGAGATTCCAGTACGAATTGCTGAAGTCATCTAATCAAATTGCATCTGAGAAAGGTGCGTGTGATTACTTCGATAGAACTAAGTATTCACAGGGTATACTACCTATCGACACCTACAAAAAGGATGTTGACAGTATCACACCAAATGTGTTAAACTGTGACTGGGATAAACTAAGAACATGTATCAAAGTACATGGTCTAAGACACTCCACATTGACTGCACAGATGCCTTCAGAGTCCTCTAGCGTGGTCTCTAATGCAACAAATGGAGTAGAACCCCCTAGAGATTACCTTTCAGTTAAGAAAAGTAAAAAAGGTACCTTAAAACAGGTAGTTCCACAATATAGTTTATTAAAGAATAATTACACGTTATTATGGGACATGGAGAGTAACGAAGGGTATATCAAAGTACTTGCAGTGATGCAAAAGTTCTTTGACCAAGCAATTAGTGGTAATTGGTCTTACAATCCCGAGAACTATGATAAGGGTGAAGTACCAGTTTCAGTAATGGCTAGAGATTTACTGAATACATATAAGTATGGATGGAAAACTTCTTATTACCAAAATACTATGGACGGTAAAGTAGAAGATGTAGTAGAGGAACCTCTTGCACAGAGTGACTTTACAGAAAGTGAGGAAGATTGCGATGCCTGTGCCATTTGATGATAGAACAATAAAAATATTAACATATAACGAAGATTCGAGAGATAACAATTCTTTCATTCCAGAA